CAATATTGAGAACCATGTTCCTATGGTTTCTTTCAATGGAGAAAATCTGGTATTTTTGAATATTTCACCGAAAATTCCTCAACCTACAAATTCAAACATTATTGAAAACTTGTTCTATGCAAGAAAATTAGGAATTTTTACATGGGACGGAGCCGTTGAGGATTCTGAAGAATGGAAATTGGCTGTGCCCGCCGTAAAGAATTTCCTACAGACTGATCCTAAGGGTGAATTTTCCATAAATTTGGAAAAAACCACAATTCATGATATTAAAGACATTGTAAAACAGTTGTTGCCAGTGTTGTTTGTTATACCAGGTGGCACTGAACTAGAAAAAATAGAGCAGTCTTTAAATTTTCTAAAGTCAATTGGAATATCTAATGATGAAGTAAGTGTCTTGTTTAGATTACCCACCGAAACTGGTGGAAAATTCAATGAATTTATTAGAGAAAACAATCTTAACTCACCTGTTACCGAAAATAGTAAAGCAGTCTTTATTAGCAGTAAAGTTCCTAAAACATTAATTGAGAAAAAAATAAAATTTAATTCTGTTGTAAATTTTAACTTTTATAACATTCATTATTCTATTAAAAATCTACTAAAATGGCACCATAATGTAATTCATATGATGGAAAAGAAACAACAAAGGAATTTTAATTTTGGCAACCTGTAAAATTGTTATTAAAGACGAAGTGAATATCAAGATTGAAAATTTAGATCTTGATACACGCAAAGCACTGGTCAAAAAATTCAAGTATGAAGACCCTACTGCACGGTATAGACCTAGTTTTAAACTAGGTAGATGGGACGGCGCAATTAGTTTCTTTGGGTTAGGCGGCACTACTTATCTATCAATGTTGCCACAGGTATTAGAGTACCTTGAAGCCAAAAATTATTATATTGAAGTTGAAGATCATCGTCGTCCTATACAGTTGGATTTCCCTGAAGTTTTTGAAGATTTTTGGGGTGATCAAACATGGCCTGTTGGACATAGATTTGCCGGTGATAAAATTCGGCTACGTGATGATCAAGTTGAAGTTGTTAATAAATTTTTAGAAAATCCGCAAAGTATTCAAGAGATTGCTACAGGCTTTGGCAAGACAATTACCACTGCTACATTGGCAAAAATCTGTGAAAAATATGGTCGGACAATAACCATTGTTCCTAACAAGTCACTTGTGGAACAGACAGAGGAAGACTTCATTAACTGTAAATTAGACGTAGGTGTTTACTACGGTGACAGAAAAGATTTAGATAAAACCCATACAATATGTACTTGGCAAAGTCTTAATATTCTTGACAAAAAATCTAAAGATTCTGGCCGAGATACCGAACTGTTAACCTTAGCAGAATTACTTGATGGTGTTGCTACGGTTATGGTTGATGAAGTACACATGGCCAAGGCTGATGTACTAAAAACACTCCTTACTCATAATCTATCTAATGCACCCATACGCTGGGGATTAACTGGAACCGTTCCAAAAGAAGACCACGAATTCCAAGCATTACGTGCTAGTCTTGGCGAAGTTGTACACAGAGTCGCCGCCCACGAACTACAAGAAAAAGGTGTGCTTAGTGATTGTCATGTGAATATTATTCAAACCGCAGAGTGGAAAGAGTTTGAAAGTTACGCAGGAGAATTAAAATATCTAGTCACTGACGAGAACAGATTAACCTTTATTGCTAATCTTATTAATGATATCTCAGCTACAGGCAACACGCTAGTTTTAGTAGATAGAATTGAATGCGGAAAATTTTTAACTGAAAAACTTACAGACAGCGTATTCATATCAGGTGCTGTTAAAACTAAAGATAGAAAAGAATCATATGACGAAATTAAAACTAGTACTAATAAGATTATTGTGGCGACTTATGGTGTGGCCGCTGTGGGTATTAATATCCCTAGGATTTTTAATATGGTTCTTTTGGAGCCCGGAAAGAGCTTTGTCCGGGTTATACAATCAATTGGGCGCGGCATTCGAAAAGCGGACGACAAGGACTTCGTCCAAATCTGGGATCTCACAGCGTCAACTAAGTACGCCAAGCGGCACCTTACACAACGGAAGAAGTTTTATAAAGATGCTCATTATCCGTTCGAAATTCAAAAAGTGAAATATTAAAAATGCAAATCTTAACATTAGAAAACAAAACATTCTATTTGAATGATCTACCCGAAGAAGTAGATGAGGACTTACGATTCTCAGTACTTGACAATAGCGATAATCAAAACCCTGACTATTTCTTTATCCCTCTTATCTTTCTTGAGAGCTTTACAGGGCCAGCCGCAGTGCTTAAAATTGGACCATATGATCTTACTATGCCACTAGACTGGTGTACAATCGTAGGAGATCCCGAAGGACCTGACATGGAAGTATTGCCTCTGACAAGTTTAAATGATCGCGGATTTAAGACATACTGTTTCAATCCTATTAATGGGTTTAGACCAGAATTTCATGAAATAGATATTATAGATATCTATCCAGATGTTAAGTGGTATTTTCCTAAAATGAAACCTGGACAATTATTATGTACTCCGTTAGCGGCAGGTTCAAAACCAATGTGTGCTTACTTTGTCAAAGAAGTTAGCCGCCAAAGTGAAATTGTGGATTATACTAGGTGTTGGTAAAAATATGGGTACCTTGACACCAGGCGCAACTTATGTCTATGAACGGAACGGCGAAGAAGTCTACGCTAGAGAATCCGGCAAAACTGAACGAAAACTAATCGGCTACAAGTATGAAATGGAGGGTAAAACGGATCCACGTACAGACGATGGTCGACCTTTACATGAACATATATTGGAAGATAAACTTTGGGGTGAAATCCGCCGGGCCGCCCGGACGAATCCTACCTTGCAAAAAGCTCTGGAACAGTGTATAATAATACATCACCTAAGTAAAGATAAGGAAGAAGTACAGTGGCATCCGGTATGAAGTTCCATGGAATAATGGCGCAAGGAGTGATGCGTATCGATTCTAATGGCGGTCTCGGTATTGGCGGCGGTTCTCCGAGCACAACACTCGGGGCATGGGGAGAATGGCAAGAGATACAAAAACTTGCAGAAACTAATCCTGCTGTAAAAATTGCATTAGACAAATTAATGACTGTTTATCATTTAAGTAAAGATCATGGCAACAACAAAACCTAAAAAAGAACCAAAGAAACGGGCACTTGATTTAGCTCGATTACTTGCGGCGGTAGATAATAAAGATTATAGCTTTTATGATAATCTAACTGAAGCTGAACTAAAAGAATTTAGCCCTTATGTACTGATGCGATACATCAGTAATGTCGATACTAGAGATAGAGATATCCAGGAATGGTTTGTTGAAATGACTAATGAAATGGTCAATAAGAATCATTGGGAACTAAGTAAGAATCATGAAAAATTACATTGGTTACTTTATTCCGCAGTGGGTGCAGGGATTAAAAGTTTCCATCCATATTTGCCTGCACTTAAAAAAGAATTAAACAAAATTGAAAAGTTGTTAGCAGAATTGCATCCAACTTATAAACTTGAAGATATTAAATTACTAGCTAAACTAATGACTGAGCAAGACATCAAAGAATTATTTGATGCCATGGGCTTTGATAAGAAAGATAGAAAAGTATATCAATGATTGCATTAGTAGAACAGCCTTTTATTTGCGTACATTGTAGCAAGAGTTTTATGAAAGAGAAGACTCTTGTTGCTCACATGTGCGAAAGAAAACGCCGCGCACTACAAGAAACTGAAAAGCGTGTCCAGGCGGGATTTATGGCCTATAATCGCTTTTATCAACTTACACAAGGCGCCAAAGTTTCTAAGAACTATGACCATTTTTGCAACAGTGCCTATTATAATGCCTTTGTAAAATTTGGCAGTTTCATTAATAATGTCAATCCGTTATACCCGGATAGATTTATTGACTTTGTGATTAAGAGCGGAGTTAAGCTGGATCACTGGTGTAGAGATGAACTATATGAGCAGTATCTTTTTGATATGGTTAAAGTAGAGCCTGTTGAATCTGCTGTGCAACGAAGCCTGCAAACTATGATGGAATGGGGAGATGAGCATAATGCAAATTTTGCACATTACTTTAGTTACGTAAGTTTAAACAAAGCAGTACATGATATTGTCAACGGCAAGATTAGTTGTTGGGTATTGTTAAATTGTAACACTGGCAAAGAAATGGCAGGTAAGCTAAATGACGAACAATTAGCTATGATTGCTCCTGCATTTGATATCAAGTATTGGTTAAAGAAATTTAAAGAATTTCCTGCAGATGTAGCACTTGTTAAAGAAATACTTGTCGAGGCAGGAGTTAAATGACCGTGATTAAAATTTTAGATAAAGACCCTAATGAAGTTATAGAAATTGTTAAAGCGATGAGAACTAATGGAATGATACAGGGAAAAGATTTTGATTTTGCTTTTTATCAGAGCCGCTGGGATCCTATGATCGGTGATGTTAAAGGGTTTACTAATTTTATCTTTTACGAAGAAAAGTTAGCAACCTGGTTTTCATTGAGATATAGTTCATGACACTAGAAGAAGAAATAATTAACAAGGCCGGCAATGCTATGGCCCGTGAAATTGACCGTGAAATACTTTGGGGAATGTTACAAGGTATAGGTTGGACTCGTATTATGCTACCACATTCAATAGACGACAATCATGCTGTTGAAATTATGTGTTGGTTAGAAGACAACTGTGAAGGTTCACACGAACGTTGGGGCGGAGATTTTATATTTGAAAACTCTAAAGATGTTACAATGTTTATATTGAGGTGGTCATGACTGGATTTACAAGTAAACGAATAATGTCTCTAGGACGTCAGCATGGAAAGAGCTGGGCCACTCAAGCATATAAACGTCTAATGGACGACTTGATGTTAAATCCTGTAACTGATTTAATTCTTAGCGAAGGTACTATCTATGGCTCACAATATCATACAATAGAACCTATAGGTGGTAGCTGGCTAGAAATGGAGAAATGGGCTCTTCAGACTTACGGCGGAGTTGGAAGCGTTTGGCGTGAAACTAAAAATGGTTCTCTAGAGCCGCTTCACCGTTGGTATATGAACGATCGACGCTTTTGGTTCCGCGATGAAAAAGATCGTACAATGTTTATATTAAGATGGCGATGAATTTTATTACATTTAATAATACTCGATATCATCTAAATGGTAAGATGGAAAATTGGTGCTCTAAACAGTTCGGCCCTGGCAACTGGATCAGTGAACGCACAGTAAAGGACTGGACTGAAATGCAGGTAAGCTGGACAATACATAGCATGTTTGGTAACACTACGTTCTCTTTTAAAGAACCAGAAGATCTCACAATGTTTATTTTAAGGTGGAGTTAATGTCAACTATTCCCGGATTTCCTAATATCAGTAGTCAGGTGTTTGGCGGTTTAAATATCGGAGCCGAATCCGAATTGCGTCCTATGAAAACAGGCAAAGCGTCTGGCTGGGGGATGGAATATACATGGATTGAAATTGCTCGGGCAGAAAATACTCCTCTAGATATTAATGAACAGGCACAAGTATGGTGCAAAGAAAAGATGGGTCCGTCAGGTAGCAGATGGTTTGAAAAGAAAGATAAATTTTATTTTAGAAAAGATGCTGACCTAACAATGTTTATATTGAGGTGGTCGTGAAATATTTTAAATTAGAAGATACAGGTGCTAGAGGATGGTTTGTAGGATCATTTCCGGAAGCGGCCGTTCAAACGGATCTGGCAGAAGTTTGTTACACTCCGGAACCAGTTGGTCCTATCAAGGCTCATTATCATACTATGTGTACAGAAACCTTACTCATAATCTCAGGGAGCTGTGTGATTCATGGCAATAAGTATATTGCAGGCGACATCATTGTTTTAGAGCCGGGCGAAATAAACGATTCGAATTATCTCGAACCGTCATTTGTTATTGGAGTAAAAACTCCAGCAGGTGGTGATGAT